CACAAATTGACTGAAGTTTCTTTCCTTAAGAGACATTTCAGACCTGAAGGAGGAATGGTGTTTGCTCCACTTGAAAGACATGTTATTGAAGAAATGACGCAATGGATTACAAGCACAATGCCTGATTATGGTTTAGCTACTTATATCAATTGTGAAGCTGCCGTTAGAGAAATGTTTCACTGGGGTCGTAAAGATTTCAATGAATTTAAAGTTCGTGTAAATAATGCTCTTAAAAAGGAAGGTTTGGCTGAAGTTAAATTTACTTATGATATGTTGCTTTTGGAATACACGAATGGTGCTTACTCTATGGAAATGGAAGCTTTGCCTGTGACTGGACAAGTTTTGGAAACTGAAATTTTGTGTGCTCAAGGAGGTATTGAACCGGTTATTATTGGAAATACAACCTATTATAATGTTGAACGAGATTTTGGCATGACTGCACAAGAATTACGTGAAGCTATGGAAGAACGAGATCGTATACAACAAGAACGTTGGGACGAACTTGATGCTGAATGTCAAGCCGCTCTTGATGCTCATCAAGCTCTATACGACGAGGACCCCGGACCTGTTCCTGATCTTTTGGACCAAAATGGTTTTGTTGCTCAAGGTTTGGAAGAACCTGCTGATGAAGAAGAAGCTGATTACATTGTTGAAGGAGGTTTTAATGAATTCTACAAGTGGTTCGAAGCTCAATTTGATGGAGAACCTACTCGCTCATGGAGTAATGATGATTACAGAAGGTGGGTAAAAATAAAACTTGCCGGACCTACACCTTTCTTAGATGAATTTTTGAAATGGTATAATCGACGATTTGCTGATAAGCCTGCAGACGATTGGACTATTGAAGACTATCAAAATTGGTTGGAAACTCCTCATGGTCAAGGTTTGGAAGAAGATCAGAAAGAAGAAAATACTGAAAGTGTTACTGAAATTCAACAGCTTACATCCTTTGAAGATCATGTTGCCCATGAGGTTCAAGGAGGAATGGTCAGATCTACTGCTTTTCATAAAGCAGATGACCCTTTTCCCGATCAAGGACTTCAC